GCCAGCGGGAACCTGCTGGTTGGGACGACGAGCCAAGGCGGATCATACAACGGACGTTTTGTTACATCCACTGGCTCTGGACTTAACGGAATACTTGTTAAAGATACGCAAGCAAATGGCGCTATTGCCAGCTTTGTGAATAGCAGCAATGCTTTAGCCGGTGCTATTACAATTAGCGGCATTACGACGACTTACGGAACATCGTCTGACATTAAATTGAAAGAAAACATTATAGACGCCGCACCTGCTCTTAGCTCAATAATTTCTATGCCGATCAGACAATTCGATTGGAAAGCAGACGGTTCGCATACTGACTATGGCGTCGTAGCGCAGGAAGCTAATGAATATGCGCCTGAAATGGTTGCTCAGAGAGATGTTTGGCAGGTGGACTACGGACGCATCACGCCGCGTCTGATTAAAGCTTTCCAAGAACTCGCCGCAAAAGTCACCGCCCTAGAGGAACAACTTAATGGCTAACACCTACACTTGGGTAATCTCACAACTCGACTGCTACCCACAACACGACGACCGCACGGACGTTGTGTTCACCGTCCACTGGCGTCGTCAGGCGACTGACGGCTCCGGCCACAACGGCGATATATACGGTTCGCAGGCCGTGACGCTTGATCCTGACGCGCCGTTCACGCCCTATGCTGATCTCACGGAAGCACAGGTTATCGGTTGGCTTGAGGAAGCATTTGGCACGGAAACGCTCGCGGCGCAGGTCGCAGCGCTCGACCAGCAGATTGCTAACCAGATCAATCCGCCAGTCGTCAACCCGCCGCTTCCCTGGGTAGCCTGATGAACACTTATGAGTGGACGCCGGAGCGTCTCGACGCATACCCACAGAAAGACGGCTTCGATAACGTCGTGTTCGTCGTCTACTGGCGCGTGACTGCGACTGACGGCGAGCATGAGGCGACTGTGTCTGGCTCGCAAATGGTTGAGCTGGATCCCGAAGGCGATTTCACGCCCTACGACAAGCTGACAAAGGATCAGGTTTTGTCCTGGGTTCAGTCGTCAATGGGGCAGGGCAAGATCGCTGAGATCGAGGGCTACCTTGATCAGCAGATCGCGAACCAGATTACGCCGCCGGAAGCATCTCCGGCATTACCTTGGGGGAATTGATGGAAGGCCAGGAAATTAACATCAAGCTGACGGTTGCTCAGTGGAATGTCGTCATGGCGGCTCTGGGTGAATTGCCGCTCAAGGCCAGCATTGATGTATTCAGCGCGATCCGTGCGCAGGCCGACGCTGCTATGAAGCCGTCCGAAACTCAGCCCGAGTAATAGCCCATGCTTGGCTTCTCGCCGCTCGCATCAGCGCCCATCGGGGCTACAGCGGCGACGGGAGCCACCCTCTATCTATCTGCTACTGAGGCTGCGGATACCGCCGCCGTAGCGGTTGATGTCGTCGCGTCGGCGAGCCTTGCTGTCACGGAAGCTGCAGACACAGCGTCTGTCAGCGTATCGCTTACAGCCTCGGCCAGCCTAGACGTCACTGAGGCGACTGACACCGCCTCTGGATCTGTTTCCGCCACTACGTTCGTCAACCTACTGGCGACTGAGGCGCAGGACACGGCCTCTGGCTCGGCTCAGATCAATCCGGCCTATGCGGATCTCGCCGCGACTGAGGCGGCTGACACCGCGTCGATCACGACAGCCATTGTCGCGTCTGCCGATCTTGCTGTCACCGAGGCGCAGGATACTGCGTCAGGATCAGCGGCTGCAATAACGCAGGCGAGCTTGGCGGCGACTGAGGCGCAGGACGTTGCCTCCTTTGCGGGCCAGGTATTCGACGCCTGCTCGTTTGCTCTGGTTGAAGCGCCAGACACGGCGAGCATCCAGGTTGGCGTCACGGCATCCGCCGCTCTGATAGCCTCAGAAGCGCCCGACAGCGCGTCTGGCGGCGTTGTGGTTCAGTGGGCGGTTATTCCCTCTGGCCCGTCTGTATGGACGCCGCAAGCTAATGGCGAGGCCTTCTGGCAGGGCGTCAACCCGGCTCTCCCGCCAAGCAATGTCACGCAGATCGGCGGCGCTCTTGGCTGCGCTTCTATCGGTGGCGCTCCGATAGCTGCAACCGCATCGCCTCCCTCTGGCGGCGCTATTGGCGCGCTCTGGACGCAACCGGCATCTAGCGTGGCTTACTGGGACAAAATAACCCCGCTGCAGCCGCAGGCGAATGTTCGCCCGACAGGCGCGCTTGGTGGTGCGCCGATCGGCGGCATAGCTGTGTCTGATGGCGTCGCGGATACCCCGACAGAGACGCCAGGATCTGCAGTCTGGACGCCAATCACATCGTCATTCACACCGCAACAACAGGCGGCTTAAATCATGGCTAATACGTTTACCCCGACATACAATCTGACGAAGCCGGAGATCGGCTCGGATACGAATGCCTGGGGCGCGCATTTGAATGCCGATCTGGATACGATCGACGCCAACATGGTGTCTCGCATCCTGACGAGCGCGCAGACGCTGGCGGGCGCGATCAACCTCCCGTCGAACGGCTTGAATGTCGGCTCCGGCCAGCTGCGCGTGACGGGCGGCAATGTCACGGCCTCGGGCGGCCTGACGGTGTCGGGCGCGACGTTGCTCTCCACGACGCTGACGGTAAGCTCTAACGTCACCTTCCAGGGCGCATTCACGTTGAGCGGCTCCGGTGCAACGATCCTTGGCGGTTCGCTTTCAGTCACTGGTGCAACAGCTCTTGCCTATAACGGCCTCAACGTCGGAGCGGGGCAGCTGAATTGTTCCGGCGGCAATGTCAGCACGACGGGCAATCTCGCCGTCTCTGGCACAACCGCTCTCACTGGCAATGCGGCTCTGTCTGGAACGCTGTCGGTTGCCGGTGCAACCACGCTCGCCTCCAATGGCCTCAACGTCGGCTCTGGGCAGCTCCAGGTTACGGGCGGCAATGTCACGGCCACTGGCTCAATAACAGCTGCCGGGTTAAGCGCGGGAGCAGGCACTCTGTATGCTGGCGGCGCGGCGACGCTTGCTTCCACGCTCGGCGTGACGGGAGCCACGACGCTCTCCAGCACTCTCGGCGTCTCTGGCGCTACGACGCTTTCCAGCAGCCTTAATGTGATCGGCGCGACGACGTTGGCCTCTAATGGCTTAACAGTCGGCTCAACTCAACTTGTCGTTTCTGGTGGCAACGTCAGCATGTCGGGCAATCTGTCGGTGTCCGGCACGATCTCCGGCGCGGCTTCTCTCTCGACGCTAAGCGCATCTGGAGCGACATCCCTTACCTCGACGCTCGTCGTCAGCGGCGCGGCCACGCTGTCCAGCAATCTGTCAGTCTCTGGCACCACGTCAATGACGGGCAATCTATTGATCGTCAGCGGCTCCAGTGAGCGCGCAATCACGCTCGGCAGCTCTGGCGGATATTTCTACGGCAACGCCTCGGCGGCTGGCTGGAAGAATAGTGGCGGCTCTAACCTGGCTTACTGGGACACGTCCGGCAATTTCACAGCCGCTGGCAACGTCACCGCTTACTCCGACGCCAAGCTCAAAAAGAACGTCGAAACGATCCAGGATCCGATGTCTCTGGTTCGTCGTATGCGCGGCGTGTTCTATGATCGCATTGAGGACGACAAGGCCGGCGTCGGCGTCATCGCTCAAGAGATGCAAGAGGTTCTGCCCCAGGTTGTGCATACCAATGACGGCACCCTCTCGGTTGCATACGGCAATATCTCCGGCGTCCTGATTGAGGCTCTGAAAAGCATCGACGACCGCCTGGCTGCTGTGGAGGCGCGCTGATGCTACCTAATGGCGGCAATCGGCCTCCGCTAACTATGCAGGACATCAATGGCCCATCCGGCTTCAATGGGCGTGGCAATAACCTGAATGCTTATCGCGGCACGTTGTTCTACCGCCCCGACAATAGTTCAGGTTATTTCCCTGCTGGCGCCATTGCCTTCACAGACTTTTATTCTACGCAGGGAACAAGCCCCGTCGTTCCTGGCAACGCAACCTACACTTCTGGCTCATCAATTACTCTGCCGTCATTATTCAACAAACTGTATGTCAGGTGTTATGGCGCCGGTGGTGGCGGTGGTGGTGGCTGCTACGTTCCGAATTACAATGAAGCATATGGTGGATCTAGTGGTGGAGCCGGCGGCTCTACAACTTTCTGGGCTGGGTCTGGATTTGCTGTGACGGGACAGGGCGGCGGTGCCGGTGGTGGCGCTGGACTTACAATAACAAATGCCCTCGGCGGCGTTGTGCAAGATGGCAACGGCTCTGCTGGCGCGTCTGGCTCTGGTGGATCTGGTGGCTCTGCTGGCGGTGGCGGTGGCCGCGCAGGCGGCGTTCATAGCAATGGCGCCGCATATCCTTACACATTGTATCGGCAGGGTGGTGACGGCGGATCCGGCGGCACGGGCGGCAACAGCGGCGAAATACTTGTGATGGACATCGACAGTATGGGCTGGGCCACAATCAAAAATTATTATGGCTTATCTGTTCCGATTTCCATTGGCGCAGCAGGAGGCGGCGGCTCTGGAGGAGTAAAGCTTGGTTCTGGCGCTGCCGGTAATGGATCATCAGGATCTGGTGGTTGGATTTACATCCGTTGGACGTGAGGAATAAATGATCGAAGAGCTAATCTCCCGCGTCTTTGCAACTCGCAACGCCGTCCATCTCGCTCACTGGGCGGAGACGTCTGGTTTCCGGCACAATGTCCTCGGCGAGTTTTACGACAGCCTGATCGACAAGGTGGACACCATTGTTGAGGCGCACCAAGGCGCATACGGCCTGATCGGCGACGTTAAGCAGCAGACTGTGGATCCTGACGAGATCGCCGAGTATATCGCAGCCGAGGCGAAATGGATCGACAAAAACCGCGATAATATCGCTGGCAACATCCGAGCGATCTCAAACCTCGTTGATGATCTCGTCGATGAATATCTGACGACGCACTACAAGCTGACGAAGCTCTCTTAAAGGATACTGCATTGCCCTTTGTCCCGATGAGGGTGCAGCCTGGCGTCGTTCGTCAGGCAACGCCTTACGACGTCCCTAACACCTGGTGGGACACCTCCAATGTGCGTTGGCTGTCTGGCGCGATGATGCCGATCGGTGGATCGACGCGCATCACGCAGCAGGCGCAATCTGCTAAGATCCGAGGCCTATTTCAATGGCGCGACAGCTCGTCTCGCGAATGGACGGCTATCGGGACTGAGACAGGCATCCAGGTTCTCTTTGGCGTTCTCAGTGATGTGACGCCATCGAACTTTGTCTCCATGCTGTCGATCGGCGGCGGCGGTTACGGCACTCTCATTTACGGCGACACGCAGACGATCTGGGATCCGTTCGGCACGACGGTAAACACGTCGAGCATCGTCACGGTGTCGATTGCATCGCCTGGCGTTGTCACCTGGACAAACCACGGCCTGACGACAGATGATGCCATCAAGTTCACGCTCTCTGGCGGCGGCGCGCTTCCGACAGGGTTGTCTGCAAATACCCCGTATTATGTCATTCCAGTGGATGCGAATACGTTCAGGCTCTGCGGGCCTTCGACTGTCACCGGCTCGATCTCCGGCACGACGCTGACGGTTTCGGCTGTCTCCAGCGGCATCCTGGCTGTCGGCGATTTCATCAACGGCACCGGCGTCACCGGCGGCACCTACATCACCGCCCTCGGCACTGGCTCTGGCGGCGTTGGCACCTACACTGTCAATACATCGCAAACGGTATCCAGCACGACGATCACGGCGATTGGCAAGAACAAGACGCCGATCAATACCAGCGGCTCGTCTAGCCCGACGATCACCGCCTCTCAGATTGTCGGCCAGGATACATACGGCAGACAGCGCAATTACAACCCGCCGATCTTCCGCAAGCCCGATCACTGGACGTTCGCGTCGTTCGGGCAGGATCTTCTGTCTGTCTGCTCCTCGGATGGCCGACTGCTCCACTTGGCTCCGACGAATACTAACGTCCCCCCGATGGACGTCCCGTCGAATGCCCCGACAGGCAACTACGCCGTGGCTGTCACGGCTGAGCGCGCCGTCATGCTTATGGGCGCAGGCGGCAACCCGCGCCGCATAGCCTGGAGCGATTTCGAGAATTACAACGGCTGGACGTTCAACACGACGACGGGCCAGGCGGGCTATATCGATCTGGAAGCAACCTCGCCGATTATTACCGGCGTTCGCGTCAAAGAGGGCATCCTTGTCCTAACGCAGCACGAATGCTTCCTGGTTCGCTATGTGGGCGCACCGTATTTCTATGGCGCTGAAAAGCTCGGCACGACGACGTTCTCGGCTCCAAATGCGATCGCTTCTGGCGGCTCATCGACTGTTTGGTTCGGCCAGTCTGGCTTCTGGCGCTACGACGGCGGCGCAATCCGGCAGATCCAATGCCCGATGTTCGGCGACATCAAGAACAATTACGATCCGCTGTATGGGAACTATCGCGCGCACATGCACGAAAGCGGCGTCTTCCCTGAGTTCTGGTTTGAATACCCGGATTTGAATGCGCCTAATGGCGAGTGCAACAACTATGTGATCTGGAACTACGCCGACAACATCTGGATCCGAGGCCAGCGTCAGAGAACTGCGGCGGTTGGCGCGAATACTGCGGCTTACCCGATCGCGGCTGGTATCGACAACTATGTCTACCAGCAGGAAGATGGTTGGCTAGAGAACGGATCAAGCCGCGTCGGTTCTGTTTGGGCTGAGACGTCTATTCTGGATTTCGGGCAGGGTGATCAGAACATCGACATCAATCAGGCGCTAGTGTCTACCGATCCCGATAGCGTCGGCACGAACTACCAGATCAAGTTCTACTCCCGATATGCCCCGACGCAGACAG